GCCTGCTTTCGCAAATTATAGTCCTACTGAGGGTCGGACATTATCACATTTCCTTATCTATCATGGCAAATGTGCGGGCGATCACGTGATCTCTAGATACCGTGTTGAATAATGCAATTGATCGTCACTTGGAGGAATTAATTCTGCTATTTTACTAAGTTCACCATTCAATATTAAACGTTCAACCTCCAGTTGAACGGAAATGGCAATTCCATACTCTTCCTCGAATAACAGTCGTGTCGAATCAGATGGCGCAAACCCGGGTAAGTTAATGGTATCATGAGGTACATGATATCCATCATTAACAAAACGAGGGACCACACCAGTGGTAAGGCGGAGAGCTTCTCGAGCAAGCACAGAAACGATTGGGCAATTAGGTGTCTCATAAACAGTAGAGAGCGCCTTGGCTCGCAACAATTGCGACATTATCTTCGGTCCAGCATTGATAAGGGACGATGTCCAACCAAATCCCATAAGGAACTTGCGAGGATTTCGCACAATATCTCCACTTTCGGAGAAAATCATACCACAAAAGGAGCCCTTGCACGGGTCAATAATCTCATCAATCTTTATAGTAAATCCAAGGTCTTCATACATTTGAGCACTCAAAGTAGCCTTGGTGGCAAAAAGACCATCATCACCTTCAACAAACCCGTCCAATTCAAAACCCTGTTCATAGGCTAAGAATTTTGCAAGCATCAAATTTGAGAAACCATTTCCTAACGATGTACACATGTCCCCCGACATACGTTTCCCAAAACATGAAGCTCGAATACCAGAACGAGTTCGCATCTGATTCAAACCCGAAATCGTGGAACACAAAAAATCCGCCCCTTCAACATTACGTAAACAATGTCGATAGAGCTGCAATTCTAAGCATTCCATGATCTCAGGCAAAAAATGAGATTCGAAAGCGGTGAAGTCAGTTTGATAGTAACGCGTTCCTGCCTGTTTTAAACCAGAGATTACGGTGGGCCTCTCCGGCACAGGAACGTGCTTGATAAAATTCTTAATACGATACACTTCATCTTCGATTGCCTTAAACATTGGTCCAGACCATACTTTAAATGCATCAGATCGCGAATTTATCATGCGGGCATGCTTATACTCAAGGTAAAACTCACTCTTAACGAAGGAATCAATGTGTGATGCCTGTTTCTTTGTAGGACGGCCACCCCGAAGGGCAGCATGAACATCACGCAACTGTTTCTTTCTTTCCTCATTATAAGAAGTTGAGTCTAACCATTCCTCAAAGGACATGGGTGTAACTGCCGATACGAATTTTTCTAAGAAATTCGCCACAAAACTTTTAAGGGCAACCAAACGTTGCGACTTCGGGACAGGAATTTTACGAAAGAGCCTTTTCTTAAAGGAACATTCGATTGTAAAAGGGTCATTAGAATCCATGCAGATCGGGGCATATCCATTGACAGCACCGTACGGTAACATTCGAAACATGCGCCTTCGTTCCCGACGCCATGAAGGCGCCGCGATCTTAGCCGCATGCTTACCAGTACCAATATCAAAATCCAAGGGTTCAGACAAGACTTCTCCAATTCGTGCTCCTACAGCATAAACTTTTCGAGAGCTTAGATAGGGATCAATATAGCGCTCTGAAATACAGGATTGACCCCCTCGTAAAAATTTCCATCGTCTATCATCGTTTTCACCGCCAATTCCGTACCATCTATGATTTTTGACATCAAAGTGGCAGGAATCGGTAGTGTAGCTAATCTCAATGCTCTTGCACGTATCGTAGAAGCGACAGTCACTGCGTTAGTTCCAGTACTATATTCCATATATAGGGCCGTTGCCAAGTGAGGGCAGTAAACAACTGAAATAGATTTCATGGGCAAGTCGGGCGCACACAGTACAATCAAAAAAGAATGTACCAATCCGCACGAAAGGGCCACTGCACCTACCACGCTGTCCAAGTCTTGAGGAATAGATATTCCACATACCACTCCATACGCGATATAATTTCTGACTTTGGCCCAACCAAGGGCACTCGGAGAAATAAACCACGAACGAAACGGAAATGCGAAACACCACATGAAGGCACAAGGCCAACACGCATCAAAACCAGAACACGCGCTAATTAACAGTTGCGTAAGAGTAAGAGCCACTAAAGCTCCAAACATGATAGAGAAATCATGGCGCGCAGATACCTTGGGATCAACAGCTGTGGTAAGTTCGATTAAAGCAATATCTTCAGTAGTCTCTTTAACACTACGATTGCTCACCACCCGTTGGTCAGTACCAGGATACCTGTACACCATTCGTCTGCATTGAACCAAGCCACAATCCTCCTGAACGTCCACTCCAAACTTTTCTAAAAACATTTTCCGGACTTGGACAGGAGTCATAAGTTGGCCATCCAAACAACTATTTGGGAATGGCGCTAAGGCTGGGACAACCACAGGGACAACGCTTGCAGGAACTATATACAAATAAATATTCAACATACAAGCTGCGACAGAGCTGACAGTGCCGCAAATAAAAGAATAAGAAGAGATGGCTCCCGACACCACCGTTCTGAACAAACCAGGGAAATCAGCGACCTGAAAGGCCATTCTAATGCTCAAACAAAGAGTTAAAAAGGATGACCAAATAAATCGGATGATTCCACGGAAGTCCAAAACTGTGGCATTGGAAGCCAGAGAGATACCATTCAACACGACACTGGGAGGCACTAGCGACGGGTCACCAATTATTTCCTCATCGGCTTCTAATCCTGGGGTGGGCATTAGGACGATGGTGGAAGTAACGGAATCGGGGGCACCTATAATAGCGAGGGTTGGGGGTAATTGCGTGCCATCAATAGTAACAGTGTTTACCACTGGCGCCAAAGACGCACGTGGAACAACTGAAATTAAATCTGGTTTGCAATGGTCCACCACAAGAGGGGCAGACTCTGATATAGAGGATGATAAGATTGGAGAAGAATGGAAGATGGAAGAAGAAAGAGAAGATGAAGAAGAAGAAGAAGAAATAAGCGATGGGACAGAAGGAACACAAGACGCCACTTGAGGCGCCAGGGTTTCAATCTCAACGGTTTTCTTCTCTGACTCAGAGTGCGAAGGCTGGGTATTTACAAACATAGGGGGGTGATCGCACGTGGAACGAGTCCATAACATTGTACAAGCGCAATGGTAGCACACTATTTTCTTCCTACCATTTACGGTATGGACAGATACAAGAGGCGATTCACCATGTGACAAAAACAAGTTAGGGCAAGGCTTCCCGTCCCGTTGACAACTGCACTGGGATTTCGAGGCGCTGAACAAATCAATAGGACTAACACGCATTTCCGTAGGAATAAACTGACACGGCTTCTTATGCGACTTGGTCTTAAATCTCAATTCAGCACCAAAAAACTGGGCGAAATTATCGTCAGGTTCGCTGGGTTCAATGGAAGAGGTTGATTTTGAATCACTCTCGTCGCTAATCAAATTCGATGATGCAGCGCTAACGAGGAGTGGAGGGGGGGGAACATTATCAAGGCTGTGAGATGCGGTGATGATGCTTGAAGTAGATCTAGAAGAAAGCTCAATGCTATCAGTACAAGGCACTGCTGCACAGATGGTAGATGACATGGGGTTTTGGGGTTGTAATACTTCGAGGAAACGACTCATCTAGAGGTCAAAGCCCGGGCTACAGGGAGTTGCAGGTTTATACCAGGATGGCTAGTGTGGATATCTATTAATCCAATCACCTCCAACTATGGCCGCAGGTCCGCGTTCGCCTATAAAGCTTTTAG